TGGTACGATACCACCTTGCGCGAAGTTCGCTGAAGTGGCACTCTTGATGGCTGCGATGGTGCTTATCATGGTGGCCGTACCAGCAACGGCGGCGGCAATCCACCCAAATACACCCGCCGACGTGGTGGCCGGTGCTGCTGTGGCCTGTGCGAAACCTAATGCCACATTTGCCACAGCCTGGGCAATGATGCCCAATATCTTGGCGGTTGGATCTTCAATCTGCTGCAAGGCACCGCCAACGGAACTCACCGCACCAGCGGCTGCTTGCCAGCTTCGCAGCATGTCCTGCGCATCCTTGGCCTGTTTCTTGGCGGCGTTGTTGCCCTTGAAGTCCTCCACGCGGTTCTTCACTTCGTCCAGATGTTCGGCCAGCAATGCCCACTCTTCGGGCGATGCGGCCTTCTTCATCAGTTCCTGGGTGCGCTCCAGCTCCTTGTTCATGGACTCCAGCGGACTCATCACTGAGATAATGGGTACCGACAAATCCATGCCACCCATTACGCTCATGCCCTGTGCGGGCTTCGACACATCGGTTACGGGTGTATATACCTTACCCAGTGCCTCGTCCTTCATTTGCTGTATCACCTTTTGCCTTTCCTGCAAGGTGGCAATCTCGCTGCGAATGGCGGCCTTGCGCTCATCAGCTGCACTGATATATTCGTTGGTGAGTGTCTGGATCTGCTTGCTGATGGTCTGCTCCTCGGTCATCACATGGGTGACACCGCCACCCTTGCCGCCTTTGCCTTTCTTACCACCGCCGCTTGTTGTTCCTGGCACCTCATCCAATCCAGTCGGACCGATGTCCTCCTTCATCTTCTGCGGGTTCAGGATAGCCTTGGCGCGTGTCACATACTCGTTGCGCATCTGCTTCAGCGCATCGAGCCGTGCCTGTAGCACCTTGGTCGATTCGTAGTGGTAGAAGCCTGGCTTTGTGGATGATTCCCACTTACCGCCATTGTCAATCTTCGTCTGAAGGTCGGCAATCTGCCTGTCGTATGAGCCTACGGCCAGCGTGTAGCGTTGTTTCTTATATCCCGAACCTTGCAGCGCACTGATCTGCTTATCCACGGCAGTGGGTGCACCGCCTTCGCCTCCGTTCATGGCCAGCAATGCCCGCTTTGCCCTGCCAGCAGCCGTTGCCATTGAGTCGAGTGAACGGATGGTCGAAGCGCACCAGTCTATGAACACCTTCAGCACACCATTCGACGAATTGATGTGCAGGTTCAATCCTTCCCACGCACTCGACAATCCCTTCAGGGCACCGTCCAGGTTATCGGTGTTGGTCTTGGCCTGTTCCTCTGCGATGTTCGTGCCGGTTATCTGCTCCTTCATGTTCTTCGCCTCACCAGCTGCTTCGGCCAATGCCTTGGCCTGTGCTGCGAACATCTTACCAGCCATTTCCTGGTATTCAGTCAGCGTGAGGTTCGCCTTTCCCAAGTTCTCGAAGGCCTGGGTGAGTCCGACGATAGACGGTTTGAACTCGTTGCTTGCTTTCTTCTCCAAGTTCATGATGATGCTTCGCAGGGCTGTTCCCGCAGTGCTGGCATCATATCCCGCCTTTGCCAACTGTTCCAGGTTGGCCACAAGTTCCTCATACGATGTGCCCACCGCCTTGGCCGTGGTTCCCGATTTGGTGATGGCTTCGCCCAGCCACGCAATGTCACCCGCACCCTTCTGCGATGCAGCGGCCAGCACGTTCACAAATCGCGCTGCGTTGGCTGAGTCGCCGCCCATCTGGTTCACCGATACCGACAATGTTTGCGCGGCGGTTGCCAGCTCAATGCCGGCGGCCTCGCTCAGGGTGATGGCGTTCTTGGTCACCTCCTTCAATGCTTCGGATGATACCAACAGCTGGGGCTGCAGCGAGCCTATCAGTCGGAAAGCATCAGCCACCTGCGAAGCGGTCAGGGTAGAGGTGGAACCCAGTTCGATGGCATACTCCTTCAGCGTTTCGAGATCCTGGCCTGTCTTACCAGTCAACGATGACAGCATCGACATCGACTTCTCAAAGTTCAATGCCGTGCGGATATTGTCGCCCGCTAACTTGAACGCCAAGCCAGCACCGGCCACGGCTGCACCTGCTGCCGTGAACATCTGCGAGCTCATGCCGAAGCGTCCGGCAATGCCGTCAATCATCCCGCCAAGGTTTCCGCCCTTGCGCGTGGTGTTGTTCAGTTCGCCCTGGAACTGGTCGAGCTCGCTCTTGGCTGCGCGTACACGCTGCTTCAGTTCGTCCAACGATTTGGCCATTGCCTTACCGAAGGGCGATTGCTTCTCCGCATCGGTCAGCCGTTTGTACTGACTGCTCAAATCAATGAAGGCTGTGGAGAGCTCTCCCACCTTACCGCGGGCCGACCGGCTCACCGTTTCCATCTTACCCAGATCGCGGGCGAACTGCACGGCACTCTTGTCGGCCTGGGTGAAATCCTTCCCCGCCTTCTTCAATGAGTTTTCGAGCGAGAGCAACCCGCTCTCCGCCCTTTTTATCTTCGAGTCGTATTCCTTTGAATCGACCTTCAATCTGGTTATAACATCTGCCATATTATCTTGTTATTTTGATTCCTTTGCAATCAGATCATCAATCATCGCCACCAGTGTCTGCGAAGCATCGTTCATGATGGTGATTTCGTTCTGGGCGAAGAAGTTGGTGGCACTTATCCGTCCACGGTTTCCGTGCAGCTTACCGCCGCGCGTTCCTGCTTCACGGTCATCAGTACCGGCATTGATGAATCGCAGCACAAATCCGCGCGATTCTCCTGCGTAGTGCAGCAGGTCATCGGTGCGCTGTCCTCGCTTCACTCGGTTGCCACCCCGCTGCTTGTCCTGAAGTTTACGCGGCGGTTCATAGTTGCTCATCTTCACCCCGCGCTTGTTCAGCAGCGACACGTTACCACCCAATATCTGGCGGTAGATGGCTGATTTAACTGCCCTGTAGGTCTGGCGTGGTGATGCCTTCATGCTTGCCTTCGCTGCTTCGCTCATGTCCTTCCGCGCCTTGGCAATGACTTTGCGGATGAGCCTCCGCACCATGTTCTCCATGTCTGGGTTGCTCATCATCAGGTGGTCGAGTTCACGACTCTGCTGTACGAATCCTTCTGTCTGTATTCCGTCCATTTCTTTTCGCCGATATTGTTCGTTAAGGTTTCCAACAAGGCACAAAAAAGGGGAGCCTCTGCTCCCCAGCACATAATCATAGATCAAACCATGAAAAAACTCATAAAAACTAATTACTTACTAAACTAACAAAAATATGAATAACAATCATTTATGAAATCTCCGTCTTATAATCACCACTCCAGCAGCCAGTGCAATGGCCAGAAGTGCCAGGCGGCCCGTCCATATCTGGAACCATTGCCAGCCGTTCAGCTTGCGCGGTACCTCCTTGGTGGTGGTCACCGTCACCGTGTCACGCTGTGCGATATAGATGGAATCATATAGAATCCTGTCACGCCAGCGGGTGTGCCAGCGGTCGGTGGTGATGTGCACCGTGTCGCCCTGAGTAAATTCGCGTATGTATATGCTGTCGTTGATGTATATGCTGTCAATCCTTAGTTTGGTCGTGTTCACCGTGTCAGTCTTGATGATTTCCTTCTCCACGATCCTCACGCTCCGGCATGATGACAGCAGCCAGACAATAGCCAGTGCCAGCAATGCAACGACAAACGAATTGAAAACGGCTAATCCAACCTTCTCCTTATTGCTCATTTTATTAGGTTCAAATTTCATAGGTAATCATAAAGTTCAAAGTTCAAAGCTCAAAGTTCAAAGAAAAAAGATTCTTTTGATTTTCCGTAGATAGTACGCACGATTAGACAGCCCGTTGAGTCCTCCGTTAATCCTTCGGGTGATGGCTTCGAGATTATCCTTGTCGGCGAGCTCGTTGCACCCTGACTTCATGAAGTACCACATGGCACTCTTCATCCGTCCAGGACTCTTGGTGAGCCATTCGGGGTGCTCCATCAGGTTACCCACGCACAAGCCGCTGTTCTGGTAGGCCTGATAGTTGGCGCGGCCTGTTATCTGGATGTAACCCCGTCCGCGGTACCGCCACCCGTCGCCTGTCGATTCCTTACCGTTGCCCATGCGGTTGGCATACACACGACTTGCAATCATCTCCGGCTTGCGGGCATACTGTGCAGCCGTTGCCGGTGTGAAGTATTTCGGGAACACCTGCATCAGTCGGTTGGCCGAATAGTTCAGGTTCTCGGTGATGGCTGTGAATCCCGCACTCTCATGGGCGCACTGTGCCAGGAAGTGAGCCATGCGCAGTTTGGTGTTTATGCCGAACTTCTCTGCCCATGCAGCCAGTGTCCGCACATCATTCTCCAGCCATTCGCGGTTGTATTGGGGCGATAGCTTCAGCAGGTCATTGCGTGTTACCTCCATCATCATTTTCCTCTTTGGCAAATAGCGTTACGAGCTGTCGCTTTTTGCACCCGATGTCGCCACATAGGAAAGGGCGCATGCCCTCTACCTTGCGGCCAAGCTGTGCAATCTTGCGGTCGCTCTCCATTTTGTTACTGGTGTAGTCTGATTGTAGATTCCTTAGCGATTCCTCCATCTTCTCCAGGCGGTCGCGCAGGTCGTTGCGGTCGTTCTTATATCGGTCACGCTCCTCACGCAGTTCCTCGATCTGTGTTTTGCGTTCCTCAAAGTCCTCCTTGGCTTGTGTCAAAAAGTCCTTGTATAACTCCTGCAATTCCTTTGCAGCCCCAATCTCCGCGCCGAAGGTCTCGGCCTTCGCCTTGCGTTTGGCATACCACCACGACGCGAAGCCACCGGCACCACCGCCAAGCAAGACACCAAGCAGCGAGCCGATCCAGTTGAAATCTAACGATTCAATCATTCTACAATACACATTTTAGTTGAACATTCTCCTAACCTTCGCGCACTTATGCGCTGAAGGTTTACTCAAAGTTCATTGTTTTTGCCGTCGAACAGGTCAAACAGCTGCAAGCCTTCCAGGAGTGCAATCCAGTTGTCAATCTTTCCCGACGATCCTGCGCGTTTCACGGGTTTCTTGTTCCCCATACGCGCATCCTCCTCCAGTACCATGTTGCCCGCCTCGAATGCCCACAGGGGCGAATCGCTGAAGGTTATCCACGGCTCCGCATTCTTCACCATGTAGCCCAGTTCATCCACCGATGAGTTGAACGCTGCCAGCGTCTGTCGGCATGGCAATACACGCTGCTCAGGATCGGCACCCAGTCCCAGCACATACGATTTGAGTGCATTGATGGGAATTTTGCTCGCGTATGGATCATACCCGAAGGCCACGAACTCAGCGCACCGGCTCTGCACCAGCTGGTCGATGCGGTTGAGCGACACCTCCGGCGGAACTGTTGCACCATCCACCACATGCAGATGCCCCTGCTGTTCCCACTGCGAGAACAGCGAGCGCAATGGCGACTTCTCCATTGCCTCGCGGCTCATCCACGCATCAAGGTCGGCAAAGAACCTACGCGGGGCGGGTAGGGCAGGGTTCACGCAGAGATACCCGTGCGCGTATAGGTCATCACCCAGCGAGAAGTCCATGCCGGTGAACACCAGCCAGGGCTGACCGTCAACGGGTTGCAGCTGGTCAATGCGTATGGGCTGCTGTAGCTTGCGCACCTCCTCCGGCTTGATCCACTCCTGCACCGTGGTGGCCTTGTAAACATTCAAGAACTTCGAGATGAACTCGCCGCTGTCGCCTGTCAGCTGTGCCTTGGCCGCCTCGTCGTCGTAGAACTGATGCTGCACGATGATGCCCAGCATGCGGTTCACCTTCGCCCTCACCTTGTGCGATGTCAACAGTATATGCTCATCGCGTTCCCACGCATCCGGCTCATACAGTATGCACAGGGTGCGGTCGGTAAGCAGGTCGCCCTCCTCGCTCAGTTCACGTTCCAACAGCGTGTGCAGTGCTGTGAGCTTCTCGATGAACGGACCGCTGGTGATGCGCCCCGCCGTGGTGGTGGTAAGCGTCAGCGGTTCCCTTCGCGGTCCCATCGACGATGTGATTACATCCACCAGCATCTTCATGTCGGCCTTGCCGTTTATCCATGCCGCTGATCCGTACTCATCAGCACAGCACAGCTGGGCGAACATACCATCCTTGGCCTTTCCTCCGGCTGATAATGGCCGTATGGAAGAATCCCGCACCGCCTTGTAAGCCGGTCGCCAGTCGCACACCGTTTCGGTCATCCTGATGCGTGTACCATTGTCTATGCTGCGTAATAAATCCTTTGTTCTTCTGTATAACAGTTTCGCCTGGTCGCTCGCATTGGCCGCGCAATATATCTCCGCGTTGTAATCTTCCAACAGGAAGAACACCACCTGGATGAAGGCTGCGAGTCCAGTTTTATCGGATTTTCTCGGAGCGAAGTAGGTGAAGTCGGTGCACAGCCGTCGGTGGTCATAAATCCG